TTTAATCAGCCCATCCTTTCCTTTGTTATTGCTTTGCTTCTGCGCCGCACCTCACCGATCAGGTCAAGGCACAATTCCCTAAAAAACGGTTGTAATTGATGCGTCCTGTATTTGTTATTCAAATTCCTCACATCATCACACAGACAATTCCAAAAATGAACTGCCTCTTTGGATTCGTTGTGAATATCCGGAGGAAATCCATATTTTTGCAGTAAAATATACCATTCTCCAAAAAATTCCTTTTCTCCTTCTATTTTCTTTGCCATTCGCATTCCCTCATTTCTCAAATGGATTTTCCATATCGTCTGGCATATTGAAAAATCCATCAAAATTCTGTTGCTCCGGTTCGACCTTCCAACCAGTCTCGTAGAAAAAATCTTTCTTGGATCTGTCTATGATTCGCCGTGATCTTTGATCATACCAGAGATCAATGCCATCTTTCTTTGTCAAATTTCCAAACCAGCGGTTTTTGCTCAGAGACAAATAATTGTGATCCGGTGTATCTTCATCTCGTTTGAATGTCATCACTATATCCGCTGCATTGGTTATATCAGCCGAACCGCTCACCGCATCGTTTTCATCGCTTGTAAAGCTGTTTTTTCGTGGATGTGCGACTAAAATCACGACAACATCCAACCGCTTCGCTAACCGACTCAACTTTTTTACGAACTTGCTTTGACAGCGATATTCATCTGCAGCCATATCCACATCTAACGCCGTCATAAGGTTGTCCACAATGACCAACTCAATGCCATACTGCATCACGGAATGTTCTATTGTCGTTACTAGATCCACAAGCTCATCATCTTCAACATCATTATTGCTATATAAGTAAAATTTACCCCGGTACCAATTTTCAATCTGATCCTGATTGCTATTTGTGATAAAACGCTTTACAGAACCATCCGGTAGTGTATTTTCCACAATATTCTGCGGACCGGCAATTTGAAAATCAATCCAGCTTTTATATTGCCAGTCCGGTAGCTCTCCGGAATAGGCAAATATACTCTTACCCTGCTGCAGTGCAGACACGCAAAACTCATTTGCTACTGTGGATTTTCCTTGTCCACGCTTTCCAGTGAGAATTATAAGCTGCCCACCATAAAAATACCCGCCAAGGAATGAATCAAGTTGTCGAAATCCTGTCTTGAACTTTGGTATATCCTTTAAGTCGCGCCGTTTAACATCTGCAAGCTCGACCACCTGTTTCACCGGCTGTTCAATAGCATTTTCAACTGCAGTCTTTACAGCATCCTTTCCATACTTTTGCAAGATTTCATTTGCATCTTTGCATCCCCTATAATCTTCCTCTTGCACATAGCGGATCTTGTTCGGGAATCGCTTACGAATGTCTTCAAGCAATGTCATATGATCACGCTCATAATCGCCAAAAACCACAATTTCCTCAAATTCGCACACCCAATTCCAACAATAAGGGATCCAACGGAAGTTATTCATTCCGCCCGGTACACTTACTGCACATCCAATTCCTGCCTCTGCCACCGAAAGGCTGTCCATCTGTCCCTCGCAGATCACCAACCGCTTGCGATCCTTCCCGCATTGTTTCATGCCAAATAAAATCGGCTTGCAATCTTTTTCCATCCATTCCTTTGCAGCTGCCTTCTGCTGTCCATCCCTATCTATATAGGTTTTTCCCTTGAAAAAGGTCGTGTCTCGATATTTGACATATTGTAGCTTCCCATTTTCATCAAAAAACGGAAACACCAAGACATCATCCCGCTTTGCATGCACTGTAATCTCATATTGTCTTGCTACTGCCTCCGAAATCCCTCTACCCTCCAAATACTCAACAGATTCAGGTAGTGGCTCTATAGGCTTGCTAGGCGTCTTCAAACGCCTGTACTGTTTTCTAGGCTGATAGTATTCATCAACCTCTATTCCCAATGAAAAATCAAAGTCCCTTGCCAAGGTGATCATATTGCCGGAAATACTGCAGCTTGATCTGAGACACTTAAACTGTCCAGTTTGTAAATTGATAGAAAAGGTTCCCTTGTCCTTGCCACCTTTGCCGCCTCTACAGTATGGACAATGAAAAAATTGAAGTTCACGCCCTCTTGCCTTAGCCTGAATATGTACATGTCTAGCGAAAGAATAGGCATCCTCTTCCTTAAATTCATACAGTTTCCCCATTTTTCGGTTCATCCTCTCCGTTCCACATATCTATTCCCGGTTCTTCTTCCGGTTGTTGCGGTCCTTTTGGCTTTTCCTCTTTCACTTCATAATCCGAATAAATGCATTTCTGCAGCCACGAATCCGGGCAGTTCAAATATTTAGGATCTTGTCCATCCTTTGCTCTAGCATATGCCTTGGCCGATGCAATCAACATTTCCTCTTTAATTCCCTGCACTATCAATTTGGCATATTCCTGCTCTGCCATTGCCTTATGCTCTTTCCTTGGGTAGGCCTTCCAAAATTCATCAAATTTCTCCACAATCTTAACCTGTGAGATGTCATCCACCGATTCTACCGACTTCCCACTTTCGGAACTTAACGTATATACATTGTCGCAAACCTTTAATTTCTTGTATTCGCTCTGGTGTACAGTAGGCTTATACCGATCTTTTCGAATGCTATTGCATATTTTCCAATGTGCCACAACCACCAAGCCATTGGCCATCTGTAGTAGGTAACCTCTGTCAAATAAAGTCCTATAATCCTCCTGCGAAGCATCAACAACCTTTCGGATCCGGTTTGCATTATTCACAAAACCATCATCATCCGCTTCCATGCAAATATGCATGTAAAGCCCCTGCGCGGATAATGGAAGTTCCAAGAACTGATCACTTTCCACCAGTTCACGGGAAAACATTCTTTTTTCTGCCATAGCTATCCCTCGCTTTCTTTTAGTGCCTCTTCAAGACAATGCTTCAAAGCATATATAACAGTAAAATCAAGCATATTGATATCCTCTGGCTTATGCTTTTTTCTGTAATTGTACTTAAATATTTCACTTTCTAATGCTGATGTCAGTTTTAATGGTTCCAATGGGTTGCTAATATCGTCCAGATATTGCATTTCCATTTTTTCTTTGTATGAACGTAATTCTTTCAGCTCTTCTAGCCACTCAGCCAGTTGCTTATTATAGTCGCTTGCATACGCTCCTTTTAGGTCATGTATTGCCATATCAATCGTCATTTCCTGCTCCTTTCTGTTACGCAAATGCTAACTGTCCATTTTTCTCCATAGCAATATTATTTTTAGTGATATTCGGCATCCTCTCCGCCACACATAGCTCCGGAAGATTGGAGCGTACCATTGCAGCCGGTAGTGGAGGACAAACTGAATTGCCACATCTTCGCACCTGCTCGCTTCGTGGGTAGGTGCGTCCCTCAAAGTCGTGGTCGATAATATAATCCTCTGGAAATCCCTGACACCCATACAGCTCTCGTGGTTCCAGCATCCGAAGTCCGATATCAACAATCTGATAGTCCACTCCTTGTATTGTCACAAGCCCAAAGCGACCCCTTGAAGTTATTGTATCAAGCGGCTCTGTGACATCCTCAGCAGATCCATTCCCATAATATTTAGTCAGAAATGCTCTAACCTCTCCAAAATGTCCATCCCCTGCAGTAATCGTTGGAAGCGGATCAATAATATCTCTTCCATCACAGTGATTATTCATCTGGATTAAATTTGCTGTTACTACGCTGTTATGATCCCATGCCGTGACCGTCGGCAACGGATTTTCAACACTTTCCCCGGCTCCTTTATATCCACCGTCATAATATTTATGCAGAAACGAAGTAACCAGTCCATATCTATTTGATCCGTCTACCGTCATGATCGGGTCCTCTATGTTCTGCCCTCTTACTTCTCCCTTTGCGGTCTCCGAATGATACTGGATCAGTGTTGGACTGATAAGACAATGCTCATTCTTGCTCACAATCGTTGTAAGTGGTTCTCGCACATCCTTGCTTCTGTCTTTTGCAAAACAAGTTTGTCCGATCTGTACCATATATGGTTCCACAATTCCATAACCATGCTTCCCTGTAATGGTAGGCATCGGCACCCGAATATCATTCGGTTTACGCTTTCCACCGTGATTACACTGGATGATGAACGGCTCTGGGTTATCCAGAACAAACTTTTTCAATCCCCTTGCAATCCGCTCCATCGTTTTCGGTGCCAGCGGTCGCACAGCCCGAATTCCATATTTTTCCTTAATCTCCTGCGAAGTATCAAAGATAGATGGGCATGGACGACTGAAATCAATCTGCGTATATGCTCCAACATACGGTTTTAACAAACCAGCTTTAACCTCTTTGCTGTTTCTCGGTGCATGAGTCGGCTTCGGCCACAAAATCGGATTGCCGTCACACCGGGCAATCATAAAGAATCTCTTGCGCATTGTTGGTGCGCCATAATCTGCTGCCACAAGCTCCCGAAATTGTACCTCATACCCCAAATTCTGAAGCTGCTGCACAAACTTTCCAAAAGTTTTCCCTTGCTTCGCTTTAATCGGATGATGTCCTCTGTTTAGTGGTCCCCACGTCTTAAATTCCTCGACGTTCTCCAACATAATCACCCTGGGTCGGACAAGTCCCGCCCATCTGCAGGCTACCCAAGCAAGACCGCGGATAAATTTATCCTTTGGCTTTCCGCCTTTTGCCTTGCTAAAATGTTTACAGTCTGGCGAGAACCAAGCAAGTCCGACCGGATGCCCTTTGCACGCCTTTATCGGATCTACCTGCCATACATCCTCACAGTAGTGTTTTGTATTTGGATGGTTTGCTTTATGCATCCGAATAGCTTCCGGATCATGGTTGATAGCTATATCAACACTCTTTCCGGTTGCCAACTCTATGCCAGTGCTGGCTCCACCTCCACCAGCAAAATTATCAACTATTAATTCTCCATTAATCATATCTCTTTTCGAAAGGAACCGATGCATCTTCACTCTGGCCAGAGTTCCGACTCCTTTCTATTTTTCTGCTAAGTAACACATAATACTACAGCCAGGAAACACCTCTGTATTCATATTTCCTCTGTTGGGATCTAATTCATCAAGATAAATAGGTGTACCATTATTATCCTTGAGAATTGAATATCCTACTAATCTTTCCAACTTCGCCCGACTCTCAAACACTTCTGGAAAATCCTTTCGTATTTTATTCCAATAACCCATGCCGCCTTTTACGCATCCAATGCAATTATTATTGGGATAACCCATTTCGTACATTTGAGGTCTTGCAAAATCAAAAGTCCGTTCAAACAGTCCATGAACATCTTCTTTTGACAATTGCTTATCAATAAGTGGAAACTCATGATTTGCCCGCGGATTAGCTTCGATTGTTCTCTCTGCTCGACTTTTTTCTTTCAAATCAAATCCCCAAACATAAGTTAAATTACAATCCCTATGCTGCTCTTCCCATTCTTTCCGCACTCTCTTTTTCAGCCAGTTCGTGCATGGTGCGAAGCCGTTTCCGGGATTTCTAAATCCCCCGAATACTCTGACGCACCCTTCTACACTGCTGTACTCTTTTGATCGTAGTATCTCGATCTCTTTTCCGATTGCTTTCTCACAATCTTTGATAAATCGAATACTATCCGGGTGCTGGTCAGCTATGTCAATATAGATCCATTTGTCTACATTTCCGACAAGATAACCTGCCATAAAGCTTGATATTCCTGCGCTGATCCAGCATACTGTTAGTTTTTGTTTCATAACACCACGAAACAAATTCCGTTCGTGGATAGGGCATTACGCTTCCCTTGCTACTTCAACATGGCTTTCACAAGATTGTTCCCACTCATGCCTCTTTCACGCTACTGTCAGCCCTTTTATTCTTGCCACTTTTCACGCTTTGGCAGTCAACCCGGTTTACCGGGATTCGTTATTACTCCTTTCCAAACGTTTCTATTTCTTGTTGCTCTGCATATACTGCTTCTTCCTCCAAAAGATGTATGAACTCTTTTGCTACTTGAACCGATTCACAATCTTTCTTGTCCGAATGCTTTAATACAAAATCATCAATGCGATCTTGCAGCTTTTTGATCACTTTCTTTTCGTCTATCATGTTTATCCCTCCAGATATTCCGCAAGTTCTATCTGTATTTATTAAATAATAATCCCTGTTTTTTCCCTCGTCTGTCGCACATACCATGCCACATCATGCCCATCCGGATCCAGTTGCAATTTCAAGTATTCATTTGCACAGTACTCCAGCATGACATCCAACCTTCCTGTTTTCTTCTGATTAAACGCCATACCATATTCCCCGTTTAGGACAGTAAACATTAGTGCCAGCGATGAAATGAAAAAATCATCTCTTTGATTGCAATAGATATGCTCCACCACATCCGCAGGGTGTTCCATCAGAAGCAGATCATTAAATTTTTCAACAATTCTATCTGCATATACTTTTAGAACAAATTGCAATCCAGAATCATCAAATCTTGCGGCTTCCTTATTGCACTTTTCCAAAAAGTTGTATATTCGCCGCCTGCGGAATCCGTGCAAATCATACAACAAATTAGCTGCTACGCAGAAGGCAATGGTTCTACCGTCCAATTTGCCCTGCTCCGCAGCTCTTAGCATTACGCCAGTGGACGACTTATTCTTCCCAATTTTTGCTCGCTGCTTTCTTTCACGGCGCATTGCCGCTCTTCGGCTACTCACTTTCCAGCGCCCCTTTCACGACCTTTACAATCTGTTCCGCCTTGACAATTCCTATCCCCTTAATGGTAAGAAGTCTCTCATTTAACATATTAAAATCCATCTGTCTCGTATTGGATTTTTCCGTTGCCGTTGCCTGTACTGCTCCATCCTTGAAACCACTCTCATACAGTGATCGCGCGAACCGCTCCATCTGATTATGATCATATCTTTTAATATCTTTATATTTTGCCCGGTTTATCAACTGCTGCTTTGCCATAAAGTCCCTCCAATCAATCACAACATAACATCTTTTCCACACGTCTTTTCACTCTGGAAACATTTGCCTGAGTCACTCCCATTATTTCAGCGATTTCCCGTTGCTTAAGACCCATTTCAAAAAATTTCAGTACCTTGCTGTCTGTCTTCCCTAATTCTGCCACGACTTCCAAATACATAATTCTGCTTAACGCCTCGTTTTCCACAGATTCAAAAGACTTAAGCTGATCAAGAAGAATGCTCTCTTCCCCATCTTCATTTTGGACAACCGACGGGGCATCATAACTGATCAAATATTCATTCATCCAACGCTTGGGCATCATTCTTGCCCTGTGATCCAATAGAATTTCGTTTCTGATGCATCTGCAGGCATAATTTGAGAAAGATCCGTTATCTGATTGATAACTTATAGCAGCCTTGCAAAGTGCAATCGCAGCCAGATCATAATATTCTTCTACTGATTCATTCATTTTGTGGATCATAAAATAAATCAGATTATGGTTATTTTCAACCAACAGCTTTTGTTCTTCTGTCATCATCACAACCACCCTCCAACAATTCAACTACCTTTGCTCCTGCCTCATTTGGATGGCAAAAAAGAAAATGCACACCATATTCTTGTTCCATTGTAAGCATCGCCTTTGCGAGTGTCTCTCCCTTTGTCGGAGGTCTCTTTGGCAATTTAATGTGCTGCCATTTTCCAAGACCATGCATATATTTAATTTTATTGTATCTGTACAATCTCGGATTCTGCCAACGGTACAAATCTCCAATACAAGCTACTCCATCTTCGTTTTCTACTAATATATATAGCTGCACATCGTTATTTTGAGCCAAAATACATTCATCACGAAATCGATCATGCGACTTGCCGCATATGTTATTAACAATCTCACCTATGTTCTCTTTCGTGTCCACAGCCGTAGAATATGTACCCAAGAAGTCCATTTTTTTTGGCTTAATATTGCGTTGTTCTTTGCGCTCCAACACATTTATAGCCTTGTCATTTGCTATAACATAATCTCCCACCGGCAGCGGTACACGCACCACATCAATACCGTTCTCATAAAACCATTGATTTTTAACTGTGTGTTTTTCCTCTTTCTGCCCCATATCTTCCAATATGATCATTGCTTCTCCTTTCATCATACCGGAGCAGGCAGAAGCCTGCCCCTTTTTCTGTGAACAATGTAAGCCTACGAAATGATTGTGAAACCATCGACACCCTTTAACTGCTCCTCAAGATATTCTTGAATGGATTCCATTGCATGCAATTTCCATGCTCCACCATCTGCTTCGAATAACGCACACTGTACTCCATCATATTTGTCTTCCTTCATGCGAAATACAAAATCGCTTTCTGGCTGATCCACTTCGGTAAATGTACGATATGGTTTCAACCTGACCGGGCTCGGGATAACAGCATCTGCCTTTGACGCAACTCCTGTTTTTACTGTTGCTTTCTGTGAAATACCATCATCGCCGTAATCTGTAATCGTTCCACTTTCTACTGTTCCGGCAAATTTCAATAGTAAATCTGAATCTGTGTTAGGAACAAACTTCGATTGCACGCCAATCAGAAAAGTTTCGTGACCAATAAAATGATCAAATGGAAACTCTGGAAGTTCCGCATGAACCTCTACCATATATTCACGATTACGATCACAATCCAAATTCGAAAATAAATTCACCTGTGTTGGACTCACTACATGAACTATCATCTTGTCACTCATTGTGTCAGCTTGTGACTTAATATAATCGACCAAACTTCTAAGAGTAGCCATCTTAATCGCTTTAGCCTTTGGGATATAGTCGATGCGAACTAACGGCTTATCCGAATACTGTCTTCCATCAATCTCATTGATTGTTGGTTCGCTTAAACCAACGACATATTGTAATGCTTCTTTAATCATTTTTACCTACCTTCTTTCTTTATGCCTGCTTTGCTCCTCTAAGATCAATTACACCGTCTTCTTTGATTTCTCCCGTTTCTGTATCAACCATGTTTCCATTAATCTCTACCATGTTTTGATCCACATCTTCGAAAGATATCTGTCCTCTGATTCCCGGTCCATATTCCTGGGCATAAATCTCACCAGTTGCCAAATCTTTCTGCGTACAAAATTTGGTGCTCACCGGCTTAACCGCTGCAAGTTTTGTATCCACCGAAATATCACAGGTGCAGTCAGTGCGATCCTCATTCTGTGCAAATGTTATCCCAACGGTGATTTTTCTTTTGTTTTTCCACGGCGTGTTTGGATCCTGCATATTTTGCATAACCTTTTCAAACGCCTGATTTACTTTCTCCTGTAAAGCACCGCCAGCTAACTCTTGTAAACTGATTTCCATATTCTCTTTCCTTTCTTGTCATATGCTGTGTCAACTGTTACTATCTCAAAGCGCTCTGATTCGATTCCTAGTTTTATGACATTTCGGTCATTAATTGGTTGCAAATGGCAACTCCTCTTCAATGGCATCTGGAATGTTCATAAATCCATCGCTATCATTCTGTGCCACATTTGGTCTTGTTGGCGCAGACGCATTTTGATTACCATTCTGCGCAGACGCTGCCTTACTCTCCGCAAACTCCTGCGCTTCCACTATGACATCGGTTGTATATACCTTCTGCCCGTCCCTGTTGGTATAACTTCCGGTCTGAATACGACCTTCTGCTATGATCTTAGTTCCCTGATGCAGATAATTTTCTGCAAACTCTGCTCCTCTGCCAAATACAACACAGTTGATAAAGTCTGCAGTCTGTTCATCTCCCTGATGCTTAAACCTGCGATCTACTGCCAATGTGTAGTTGGCAATACATGTGTTATTCTCATTGTTGGCATATCTAATCTCTGGATCACGGGTCAGACGCCCCATTAAAATTACTTTGTTCATTGAGTTTCTCTCCTTTCTTTTATGTTGCTGTTTTTAATATGATAAAAACGAAAAAAAATAGTCATTCGGTCTAAAACGGCTCTTTATTCAGTTCAATTTCCATTCCCCTGTCAGCAACATAAACATCTGCCATTCCTACAACTTCCTTTGCTCTGGCGGCAAACAACTCTGCATCGGAATTATCATCGCTCAGATGCAACAGTACTACATTCCGAAGATCCATGCTTTTGTTTACCTTTAGAAACTCCAATGTTGTTTCTAGCTCCATGTGTCCCCGGCATACATGCTCATAGTTCGGATCATCTTCTTGTATGATCTTTTTGGAATAATTTGCTTCCACCAATATCTGATGGATATTGTAGAAGCGCCACTTGATCAACTCCGTATCTGTGATATATAGCAATCGTCCCATCTCCGGATGTGAAATCAGAAATCCATAGCAAGGACACTCCGATCCATCGGTGTTTGTGTGCATAAATCTTCTATTCTTATCCGTCAATTCAAAATATTGTATCGTCCATCCTGCACCATCAACGCTTATCTTTTTTGAGCTCTCATATGGCTTAAGCACCGGGATTCCCATCTGCTCCAGATCCTTAACAGATTTCGCATGATCCGTATGATGATGAGTGCACACAGCACCCACCACACACGAAACATTCCAGTTCAAGGCTTTCTTAATTTCCTTGATTGGTATCCCCGGATCTATGATCAGCGTTTCTCCATTGCTAGCAATAAGCAGATAACCGTTTCCGCTGCTACCGCTACCCAAACACTTCAGTTTCATATGAGCATCCTAACCTTTCATAAAATCCGGAACTTCTTCCTCTATAGTCTCAGTTACAGCAGTGTCTTCTTCCTGCTTCGGAACAACCTCCTCAAAATCCTCTGTATTGGCATTTGCCTTTATCTCATCTTCCACACTCTGCCGCATCTCTTCCACCGGATATTCCTTAAAATCTCCGTCAATGACCTCTTCCTGTGTGTAGAAACCAAGTGTAAGTTCTGGACAATTCATACGGGCAAAGAATGAAGCAGCTCTGTATCGAAGCATGATCTGCGGCATAGTATTCCATTTACTCATGCTCTTTGTAGTCCATCCTTCTGCCTTTGCCATTTCCATATCAATGACCGGACCAGTTACTTTCCTTCCATCTTTCATCGTCCAACACTGACAGGAATACGGCTTTCCGTTTTTGTCATTCTTTTCGTCATATTGCAATTCCATGTCATACTTGCCACTTCCATTTACAGATGCGATAAGGAACTGCGCCGACCAGCTCGGTCTGCCCTGGATCACATACAAGTTCTGCATAACCATCAATGGACTGGTCTGTAATCTATTGGCAATGTCGATGGCAACCAATGCATTTGCTTCATTTCCCTGATAATCCTTTGGTACGATCGTACTGCAGGAAAGAGCTTTCGCCATCTGCCCAGCCATTAGCCAGTTATCGGAACTTCCCCAAATCCCTTTGCTAAGTTCTGTGTCATGCTTTACTGCTACCTTTGCTTCTTTCTTTTCCACAATCTCTGCCGCCATCAGTCTTCAACCACCTTTCTCAAAATTTCGAACAGAACATCAAGTCCACGATGTTCTACATCCTTTTTACTGCCCTGCTCCTCTTCCTTAGTGTCTTTCATACCATCAGGACGTTCTATCATCGCTTCTGCAAAGCACACTTTAAGTATGGACTCCATTGTTTTGTCCCCCTGTGCAAAAGACTTAATAGAGCATTGCACTAACTTCTGCAATGATTGAATAAAATTATTAGAACTAATTCCTCGTTTTGTAGGCTGACTTACCATCGCAATTTTACAACCATCTTCTCCCAATACTGCCATATTAAGCATTTCTCCTGTTAAAATCTTCTTTTCCTCTCCATCCGCTTCAATAGTTACTTTAATCATTCCGCATGTCCTCTCTTTCCACTTTTAATTCTTTGTCATCAGTCACCTGCAGCAATACAAGCTGCCCCTCCATCTCTGGAATGTTATAATCATTCACGGCCTCGGCATTATCCACAAAAATTGGTGCGGTCACATCATGCATAACAGACAACGCATGGATAATATCCAATCCGGCTACAATACGATGCCCAGTATTAAGGGCAGAATACGGGACACCATTGACCATACACTCGCAACACTCTACCACAGCACCATTGACCTGCTTGTCAAACAACTTCCAATTCACAATGCCAAATTTCTCATTAACCATTTTTGACAGGATCATCATTTTGGCTTTCATGAACTTCTCCAGCAGATAGAGCATTTTTTCTTCATCTGCCACACTTTGAGCAATCTCACGCATTTCTGCCTCTAACTCTTCGATGCGTTCCTCTTTGGCAGAATTATCTGCTGATGCGATCTGCTTTTCCACGATAGCAAGTTCATCCATCAAACCATTCTTTTTGATTTTCAACTGCTGTCTAATCTCGGCACCGCTGTTCATCTTGGATAAATACTCTTCCTTTAGTGTTATCTGTTCCTGCAGTTTCTGATACTCTGCATTTGCTGAGCAATCAACCTTGTCTGGTAAAGATTTAAGCAGTTTTATCACTCGGTCTCGTTCTGTTTCTGCACTATGCAAATTGACTTTGATCTTTTCCTGATTGGTGCGCAGATCCACAATTTTTTCCCGCGTTCGGGAAATTAAATCTTTATAACGATTGCCGTCTGCTACAATGCGTTCCAATGCATCGGTGTGTTCCTTTTCCCAATTTGCTTTCAATGCAACCTTTTTCTCTTCAAATTCTGCCTTGATCTGTGCAATTTTATCTGCCGGGTAGCTTTGCCCACACAATGGACAAACCGTTTCTTTTTCGTCAAATGCCAATGTGTCAGAGTATACCTTTTCCTTTTCCGCAATCCACTTTTCGTGCATTTCCGCACGCTTTTTCTCATAAGCCGAAATCGTTCCATCGGCATCTCTGATGTTCTGATCACATATTTCCATTCTGCGTTTGCAAGAAGTGATATCATTTTCATATTGCGCTAATTCATCGATGAATGAATTCTTTTTTGTCACATTCCTCTCATTTGCCTTGCGCTCCACATCCGAAAGAGCAAATTTGAGATCCATCAGATCATCAGTCACTTTCTGGTGTGCCTCGTATTGTGCTGTCATATCTGCCTCAGATTTCTCTACTGTAGCAATCTGCTCTTTCAGGCCGTTACGCTGCAACTCCAATTCTGCCACATCAATATCTGTCATGGACTTTCTGACCTCATCAACTCTTGCCGGAATCTCAGTCTGCTTTTTCTTGTACTCTGATAATGCCTTTTTAGCTTTAGCCTGCAGATCTTCCGGAGTGTGTAACGACAACGCCAGATTCAACTCCGACAACACATCTGGGTTGGATGCGATCACTGTATCATTATCTACACCCGGTATCATCTTCATCAGTTCTTCACGCTGCTCTTTCCATTTCTTGCTTACAAAAGCCTGCGGATTAGTCAGCAACTGAAAAAGATCTTCATCAATGATCTCTGCCACAAATGCCTTATAGTCCTTTTCTTTCTTTGGAGCACCATCAATTTCATAAAGGCTGTCATTTCCCTGCAGCGTTGCTTCCATAGCTCCTCTCTTTTTCACCCAATTCTGTTTCTGCGTTTTGGTTAATTCGTACTCCCTACCATCAACATCTAGCGTTACGGCAACTTTAATTTCCACATGATCAATCGGATTTCCAAAGGCATCCAATGGGCGCACCTGAAACTTAGCTTCTCCTAAGCTGTTCTTATTGAACAAACACCACATAAACGCATCCTCCACCGTACTTTTTCCAACCGCATTCTGCCCGCTGATCTTAGTTATATGGCCGAAGTCAATCGTCTGATCCTTCGTTTTCTTGAAGTTCTCCATATGTAACTTCTTCAATAAAATCTTCACTTTGCAATCTCTCCTTTTCCGTGCTACAATGCACTTGTATGTGATGGACTTTTATAGCCCTTTGTTTTTGGCTCATCGGTACTGCAATACCTATGGGCCTATTTTTTTTCTTCTGGATCATCAATCTGCAAAATTGCTTTGACAATGCCGATAGTTCCGTAGTCTCCAGATTCCTTAGAGACTGCATGTCTTATTTGAGACAACATCGCCTCTTTTGCGATTAAATCCGTGTACTCCGACAATGGAATTGTGATTTCCTTTTTGGTAATATCAAAAATCCCCTTATCGCTTGTCACATTTAACATGACTAATCCTCTCTTTCCTTGATTTCTGCAACTTGTCCTGCTCTCAGAGTAATCTCAAATCCAATAGCATGTAACTCCAACGCCTCTTCTAATGTCATTTCATCCATTAACATATAACCGTCCTCCTTTCCTGTTTGATTAAAAATTTATTGATAAAATACTGCTGCCCCTTACCGGTCACTTTTGTAGTCCGGTTGATGCGAACAGATCCATCCGGGTTGTTGACGGTACTTTCCTTAATATCAAAAAGCCCCATTTCCATCGACATATTCCAATCAGAGCCTTTTCGCTTGATCAGATAACCGTTTTCACGCAGCCACTCGAATAATCGCTTCTGACCAATATTAACGCCATTCTGTTTCAACAACTTTGCCATGTCTCCGACAAGAATAGATGTATGACTTGCCGATACCGCATCGGCAAATATTTCTTTTGGTCTCATGCGTTCAATCTGCTTATCCCGCTCAGCGATTTTGTTCTGTGCCACCATAAGAGCCTTTGCCATCAGTTCATCATCAGACATGTTCTCCTGCCCTGCTATGTAACCGCCATTTTTACGAATAGATGGAAGAACTTCGGATGTAACCCATCGCTTAAATTTCTTTGCTGTCGGAAGCTTACTCGACAGGACCAAAGAGTACAAACCCGATTCATTGATAAATGCGGTATTTTGCATTCTACCGATGGAATCCCGAATTGGGACATCATGTTTATCTTCTGAATCTATATGATCCGCTACAGCCTTTGCACCTCTTTCGTAGCCAAGAGCTTTGGCGACGTCACTTCCGCAGAACCAAACACTATTTACTCGATCTGTTACCGTTCGGATTGCTCCAAACTCTGAATTTTCAAAAATCTTTACTTCATTCACTGAATCAAATCACCTCTTTCTGTGTTATAATCTCCATATCAAAAATGATAGGGGGTGCTATTGTGAGTATTTATCCAGACATTGGTTGTCCAACTGCTGGACAGACTGTTGAACCTGGTAAATATGCTTGTATGAATTGTCCGCACAAAGATAATCAAGATGATAAGGCAATCATCACTTTAGACAAACGAGGAAAACTTCCTGTATGTCCTGTATGCGGAAATCCATATTGGGCTAAATTTTAGTAGTTTTCTTTAACCATTGCTTTTCCATTTCGAGTGTCTGCTCCGTAACCTGCAAGTTTTCATCCAGCAGATGCTCGATTTGGTAATTCCTTTTGTCAATAATCCCGTCTTTACTTGTTCTCTCAATGTGTAAAACCATTTTTCCATCATGGGTTAAAGGAATAATCAATATACTCTGAACCCAATGGACTTCATGTTTTACAAAATGCTTTTTGAAAAAGTTTGTTATCCAATTCAAAAATCTCTTCATTTTTCTCCCTTCTCTGCAATCAATTCATCAACTGTCACGTTGAAGTAATCTGCAACTTTCTTGATTGTTTCAACTGTAGGACTTGAATTTTTCCATCCTTTTATAGTTGCATTTCCGAGACCGCATTCATTTTCTAACTTTGATATACTAATCTTGTTTTTTTCACACAGCCTTTTAACATTATCAAAAATCAACCTAATTATCTCCTTTCTGCATATAGCAATTTTAGGTAATTTAGAGTATTCCTATTGACATTTTTTAGAGAATAATCTAAAATATGAATAGTCAAAAACACATCGAGATTACTCTATACAGATTAGGCTTTTCTCTAACTTACAAGTAGATTATATAGGGTATTCTCTATTTTGTCAACACCAAATTTAGGCTTTTCCCTAAATTATTTCAGGAGGATACACTATGAATAGCGTAGAAAGAGTAAAACAACTATGTAAAGAACGTAAAATACCAATTTCTAGGCTTGAAAAGGACTTAGGATTTGCAAATGGATACATAGGTCAATTACGGAAAGGAACTTTTCCAGACGATAGGCTTTTAAAAATAGCAGAGTATCTAAACATTTCTGCTTCATACATAATGGGAACTGATGAGACTCAAACTGGTACTGCGGACAGAGATACTATATCTGCTGGTTTATCTGTTCCAAAAGAAGTAAAACTTAATATGAGAGATCAACGAGATATTGCCAAAGACTTAGACAATATAATGCAAAAATTACAGTCCGGTGAAGATGGTCCTGCAACTTTCGATGGTCAGGAACTATCTCCTGAATCAGCAGAGTTGTTTAAGATACAGTTGGAATCTATGCTTACACAATTAAAAGTAATAAACAAGGAGAAGTACAATCCAAATAAAAACAAGAAATAAAGGATTAGGGTGATTTTATTGAAAAAGGATATAAAGAAACTTGTAAGCTACTATATCAAAAAATTTGATACAACAAATCCCTTTGAAATAGCCGATGCTCTTGGAATAATTGTTCAAACAGGAAAACTTGGATTTGAAGGATGCTATATGTTCCTTAAAAACCATAGATGCATATTCTTAAGCGAAGATTTATCAGATCACGATAGAACTCTTGTTATGGCACACGAACTTGGACATGCTATCATGCATCGCAAAGTAAACTGCTACTTCATCCGGAATCAAACACTGTTACTTAATTCCAAAAGGGAAATTGAAGCCAACACATTTGCTATGAATCTATTACTTACTGATGATATGCTATACGAATACAAAGATTATACCATCAATCAACTAAGTCGTTTAACTGGTTATGAAAAAAAACTAATTGAGTTACGATTGCAAAAATAAGGAGGAATCACAATGAAATGTAAAAAATGTAATCAAGAAATGCGTTTTGGTCAAGAAGCATGTGGAACTGACATAAACGGTAATCCCATATTCAAGGATTTCGCATATTGCGATAATTGCAGAATAAGGGTAGAAATCCAACAAACTCCACCGGTTCAACCAACTAATAATGGATTTCAGAGTGCCGGGGTTCAAAATATCAATAATGTCCCAAAGAAAAAGAAACATGGATGCCTATGGTCTATTATAATATTTTTCTTAGTATGTGCATTACTATATCAATGCGGTAATTCGGATAAAGATTCTGATACTAAAAATACAAATAGTACATCCGTGTCCAACAAAGTTACTAACACACCAGCAGTCAAAAAAGACTCACAAAAAAGCAAGACAAATTCAAAGCCCAAGCAAGAGGCAAAATCTAAGCAAAAGGCAAAGCCTAAAAAGGCAGCGAAGGTTAAGCCAACATTATCACCGAAGCAGATTAAGGCTAAGGAAAAGAAAGCTGCTAAAGCAAAAAAGGCAAAATTCATAAATGCATGTAAAACATATAACTACAAAAAGGTAATGCGCAATCCAAACAAATACGTTGGCAAAAAAATCAAACTCAAATGCCAAATAAACCAAATTTCCGAAGATGGTTTGTTCACGCAGGGATTTTTGAGATGCTATTCCTATAGTGGATATGATATATATGCAGATGATGAGTATGTAGTATTTGACGAGCGTGCAGCTAAAACGCCTAAATTGCTTTCCAATGATATAATCACTGTATATGGGACTATAGAAAAGCCGGAGGTAATGACTAGAGCACTTACTGGCACTAAAGATACTGTATTTACAATAAAAATGAAATACGTCAAAATACATAATTAGAATCTTTGGTTACAGATTGGTTGTCAAATGGTTACTTTTAGGTCACATAAGTAGATTAGATTAGTATAGTATAGATTAAGTATAGATAAGAATAGAATAATTAGAATAGTATAGGGGAAATTCAGAAAAATTGACCAATATCTAATTTTTGTATATTGTATTTGAATTTTGCATATGCTATAATGCCAATAGGCAAAGAGAAATGAGAAGTCCATGCAGTTCGACTTCAAAACAAAAACCCCGGTGTTCCAGCACCGGGGTTTTCTATTCCTATTTTTTGGTGTGGAAAGGCTTAATTCCACAGGCTGGCTACCGACTATTTGTCACCGTCCAACCATTTGATGATGTAATGGCAAATTACACCAGCCGCAACAGTGACAATAAGAGAAATGATATATTCCACGCAGTTCACCTCCCTTCCGTACCAATCTAGGAGGCGGTAACAAACCTATTTTATCATATAAACCTTGTTTATTCTATAAACTTTTTGTTTACGTGACCTACTTTTCCCTTGTATCGTACTTTAGCATACCAAGATTTGGAACTCACAAAAAGTACTTCAACTTTTGCCCCCTTTGGAATTCGCAAATAGCTACCGGTCAATTTACTTGTGGCTTTCCAGAGCAGCAGTCCTTTATCTCTTACCACCCTCTTTGTCCATGATTTTTTGAACATTTCCGGTGTTTTGTAAGTTCTTTTCAATTCCGTTGCCGTGCTCCCCCATTTTGGCAAGTAGAAATGTGGCGTATCGACAATGGATTTCCAATCTCCACCCCAACCAAGTCCGATACCTTTAGCAATTTTTGCTACTTTCTTGATCGTGTTAATATCATACAGATCCTTTTTGTACTGAATCGCAATATCAAACGCAATGCCCCACATATGCTGACTAGAGTATGTGCTTCCTTTTGCGTTCGTTACTACCTTGCCCGGCTTTGTACGTCCTTTAGCATACAACTGATCTTGATATTTCTTCGTCCGAAATCCTTCTGTGATGATCAAATATATTTTCTTTTTTGCGCACTTTTTCAGCAGCACCGTCAATTTATAATCCAGCCAAGGGTGCAGCTTCGTTCTGTCAATTCTAACGTCATGTTCTTTCTTCATAGTCTGTTTTCTCCATTTCTGTATTTTCCTTCAATATATTCCCTTCATGTTCCACTGTTCCCTTCAGGACAGCAATCACTTTTGTCAGAAATGCAGGTACCTTCACTCCCATTCTCCCGGCATTCTCCGTGATGCTCAAGCATTCGTTCAGAATGAACCACGCTGTGACCAGCGTAGAGAAGAACATGGTCATCGGAAGTGTGACCGACAATACTCCTGACAGCTTATAGATCAGGAAATCTACGATCATTGATGCCAAAATGACAAGTATGTAACCAAATTTCTTGAAGATCCCTATCATTCCTTTCCTGCTGCTCCATCCGTATGACTTATCATCCGGGTGTTCCACTGCCTCCTTGGCACTTGCGGCCATGCCGGCCAGAAAATCAATGACCATTGCTGCAGCTACCGCCACTAGCATCCATCCAAGCAATCCACACTTTGACGCAATAGTTGCCGTTATTGTTGACAGCCCTAACTGTGCTGCATAAATTTGTAATTTGTCCATAATGTACCTTCCTTTCCGCCTTACGGCTGTGGCATTTTAAGCCTATATTCTATAGTTTTCGTTTCGTTTGGTGCAATTGTGATCGGTTCTTCCAGTACCGTGCGGTCATATAGGCATGTCCAATACGTACTTTGTGATCTGATATATCCAATCTCTTTGATCACTAGATCGTCAGCTTGATTGTTCGTGATGCTGGCGCATATGATCATGCCCCGGCTCTTATAAACTTGGTTCATGTCAGACGGATATGAAGCGACACAGCCAAATCCATCTGTTATTTGATTTTCCAGCTTATAGTCATCAACAGTTGGCGGAGTAGTTCCATCACCTATAATGATCCCTATTGCTGGACTTCCTGTGCCTGTTAATTGATCTCTATCTGCTGTATATGCCATGTTTCCATACTGATATGGATTGAAGTTGTCTGTATCCACGTAGGAAGATTTATCTGTCACTTTCTTTCCATCTGTCTTTACCATGTCATACCTATTTAATTCTGTATAATTTGCAAGTCTCCCTGCTACTGCAAGATAAAAGTTATTAGTCAGCATATTATCCCTCCATTTCTTTACCTTTTATGCTCATTTCGTATATCGCCCATCCATATGTACTGCTTTGCCTACCACCTGCAAGCAACAGCACACGGAATGCGCAATATCCTTTTCCATTAGTTACACTATAGGTTCGTGTTTGCGTAGATTCATAGGAACCTAATTCCACCACATCAGATACATCTTCCCAAACTGAGTTCTCATCTATGGTAGCGCTCTCGCATCCTTGTATCTTGAATTTAGGTATTCCTGCGTTATCCGCACTTAGCGTCAAACTGATTATTGCCTCATACACCACATCGTGGAAGTTGTAACCTAAATACTTTCCGTCCTGATCATCCGTGCTTTCAGTCGACCACAATGTCGATGTGCTTCCGTCAAAAGCTTTCCATGGCTGTCTGTCACTGCTATATATTGAGTTTGCGAACGCATAACCCTGTGCTTCCTCTGCGTTTGCAAAAACCCTGTTAGCCATGATGTTTTGTATTTCGATCTCACTCGAATAATTTGTACCAGCATTTGAACATATATCGATCATATTGTTAGTATTAATACTTCCAGCGTTACTTGCTGGCATTGTACTTATAACCTTACTGCCCCCGCCGCCACCCTCTATTCCGGCTATCTTATCTGCATAGCTCCGAAACGTATCTTCATCCGTCACCGTAACCTGTAGCTTGATAAGGGCCTGCTTAATTGCTTCTTTCGTCTCCGACAGATAGCTTAGCTTTTCTTTTAGGGTTCCCACTAGATCACCTCCCCATTGATAGTATCTACCAGCATTGACGTTTCTTCGATCTTGCCCGATAAATCTTGGTAGGCATTGTCCAGTTGCGTTGCTATCTTGGTGATGTCCTCGTCCATTTTGTTGAGGTTTTCAGCGGATAGGCTAGTACCCCCTACACGCTTGTTTTTCCATCCGATCGGATCATGCGTTACTTTTTCGTACACGTTAATCGCCCTCCTTCAATTCGATGCAGTAGTCCATCGTTATCTGCGCCCAATCTGCTGCCGCTGTCCCGTATTGATATATTTCTATGCCAACCTCCGGTCCGATCAAGGTCAACCGTGCTCCCGCCTGTGCTCCAGCTCCGGACTGCGATGTCAAGATAGGATACATGACTGTTTGCTTAGCGTTCATCGTTACCGGTGCAATGTTGAATCCTGCAAATACATCCGGCAGGAACATCGCTACCGTTGTCCATTTACCGGCCGGAATCGTACCTCTCACATCCATGGCAAGATGCACCACGCCGTCTGCCAGCTTAAAGCATGATGTATAGGCATCATTTATGGTAAATCCATTCGCCATAACCCAATTGATCGCATCAATTTTCCATAGATCAACAGCGTCAAAAAATGGTGCCGTAGCGGCGAAGTAACTGCTCACCTGCGCGCTGTAAAAGCGATTTATCTCCTTGCCACTTACAGCATGGTAAGCAATTTCTGCCGCAGGGTACTCTTCGATTGTCTCCCAGTCCTGCGCATCGCCAAATGTACGCTGTTTTATCATGTTTGTCTGCCATGTTCCGTTTTTATGCTCCGTACTGACTGCTGTGCGATACTTTGTCATCAGACCACTAGTGCTACGTTCTTCCCATGTGTCCGTTACATTAGTATAATACACGCCTTCTGGTGACAAACCTGCCGTGACCATATTATCACCAGTGCCATATTGCATCTCGATCAAAGGCTCATTGCTGTCTGATACAATTTTGATACTGCCACCAGTGATCGTAATGTTGGCCGCTGTTACGTTGCCCTCTTCGTCTAGCGTGAAATTCTTAGTCAGTATCTTAATAATATCTTTGCTCAACTGAAAATTCGGGGCCTCAATGGTTATTCCCTCGCCGGCCGACAAATTAATCGTGCCACCAGATAACAGTTCAATAACCTCGTCCGCCGACAGTTCGATATTGTTGGCTCCCACCTTAAACTCTGTACCTTTTTCCGGGTCAGATCCTAAGCTGACTTGTACGAGATTGCCATTGTCCGTTACCTTAAGCACTATTGTGTTGTTGGTCTGCTCGTACTGTGATGATGTCTCCTCTTCCAGATCTGACATCTCAATCCGCACGCCATCAATATCCTTTTGAATCTTTAGGATCTTGGCTTTCGTCCGGATCAACTCCGAAGAATCGCTCACGTTATTGGATCGTGTTTCACTGCCTTTTGCCTCGTAGGTGTCCCTTAACATCTGAATGCCGGACAGTGTACGGCTTAGCACATAAGATTCCACCACATCTTCTTTTTCGACCGAATATACATCGCCAACCTCTACATACGGCAGACCGATCAACTCCGTTGTATTTGGGCGGTAAATAATATCCTTGATTACATTTAGAATATTCTCGGCTATTGGTTTTAGTTCTGCGGCCGTCTTTCCAAATAGCAAAGCATTTCCGGAAATGATATACGGATTTTCCGCTGTTCCGACTGTGCATCCAACATCATCGTCCTCTGTACGTACATTGATGCCGGTAATGTATTTTGTCATGTATTCCTCAAATTTTGCCGTTATGTACTCTGCTCTCGGTTCCTCGTCCGAAATGCCAAGCGCAACTGAGGATGCATTGCCATTCTCCGGATACAGGTCTACATCCGGGTACCGATCTTCATCCGGGTACAGCCCGGAAGATTGCAAGGTCGTTACCTCAAATCTGCCATTACGATTCATTCGGCCAAAACCGCCGTGGATCTCGCACATCCACTTGAGCATCATTAATCCGGTGCAATTGTCTCCCGATGGCTGCAGACTTTTGCTGATGATCATGTCATCGTTGATTAATGACTGCTCTTCATACGGGATCCCTAAGTGCTGCAACAATGATTCGCGCATTGCTTTAAGCGTAGTCGTCCCATAGTTTTTCACTATTACCGTGATCTCGGTGCCATTATCATCGGTCTTGGTGACCGCGTTCGATGAGATCACCGGAAATAATCCCTCATACCAATCAGATATACTAGCAGAAGCATTGTGCATCGCATCATATGCCACAACTCTCTTATAGTCCCTATCGTCCACCATTCCTACAGAATAAACACGATACTTTCCCATTGGGATCTCTGCCACAGCATTGCCTTCTTCGTCCACTGTCTCCAACGTAGACATAAACTCCATACCACTAAGATCATTCTGCAAGATCTCTGACACCTCAAATTCGCACGAAGATGCAATGCAGCCACCAAGCGTTAAATCTTCATTACTGCAAATACTCTCTTCAATCTTCACAGATTCTGTGTGGATTGTTTCATTATCGATCGTTAAATCAAGATCCGGAAAATACATTTTGTATCGATTAAAATACCCCTGTGAGTAGAACGCTCTTTTTTGCTGTTCAGTCAATTCAATCATTACAATCATCCTCCTAATGCTCAATCAACGCCAAACGGATCGGCAAATACATTGGTGCTCCGTGATACAACCCGCCATATTGAAACTGTACATCAGGCATATAGAACTTACCCGTGGAGTAATCATCTTCCCAGTCGTTGTAGTACCTTGCACGAATAGTTCGAGAAGAGTAGTCACCATCCCCCTGCTTATACCCCTTTCGTATTGCCAAGATCAATTTACATTTATCCTCATAAGTCAAATATGGCGTGTTCCACTCAATCTTTGTACGACTGTGTTTCAACACCTTACGCTTCAAATAGCCGTCACCATTTACGTAAGAATCAAGATCCTGCATCTGATTAGGGGTAATAGTCAACGCACCATTAGGCTGTATGTATTTGTACGATAGCTTCTGATAGGTATAACCACTACTTTTGCTATAATCTATCGGCAAAGCAAGCAATCCCTTAGATGCGGAATAAGCCATGATTCAACCATCCTCCTTATTTTGCACACAAAAAAGACACCCACCATTTGGTGAGTGCCTTAAATCTCTGATAACAATATAACATGACTAAAATGTGAATTGTGTGAAACTATGTTTACTCTTCCATTCCCTTTTTATATCCATAACCATAGCCACCCAAAGCACCTGCCACAAGACTGACAACACTAAAAATAACCTTTTCCATAACACTAGGCTGATTCTTTAACAAAATAATTATCACAATCATAAATACCAGTGCACTCAAAATTATTACCCCTTTAAATATCTTATCTTCATGGTGCTCTTTAAAACTTTCTTGCATCGCAACTCTAGAATCATTAAGATACTGAGATATATGATCTGAGGTTATTTTCTTTGAAATTGCATTTTCTGGCGTAGCAGATATTGCACTAAACTGCAACGACATAATCCTTCTCACTACATTTGCTTGCTTTTGATCCGGAATAGAATCAAGCACTTCATCAATTTCCTTCGGAAGCGTACCATCCGTTACTGCAATTTCATTATCCGCATCGTCTTCCTGCTTTTTTCCCTCGGACAATAAATCTGGATCTTCTTCTGCCATGTTCATTACCTCCTAATATCGTACTAGCAATTTCGTTTCTCATGGTGACTGTCATATGATTGACACCCTTTACACACCCATCAAAAACAGAATTAGATAACTCCATCTTTGTCTCCGTTTTACTCAATGGTTCATGCCAAACATATGAATTTTTATTACTAGTTAAATAAAAACCATTCATATTCCTCGCCTTTTCTTTCCTCATAAGCTACACCTCCCATAATAAAGTATGCAACTTATTAAATAATCCTACACAAAAATGTAAAAATTACTTCTATGCTAAGTTGTAAATGCATATGATATTTTTCATCTTCATAGTAACATTATACTTTCAATATGTCAAATAGACTATTGCAGCACCGCATAATTATTTTGTCCGCTCTGTATACCTTTTTCCTATTAAACCGCTTCATTCAATAGCTTTTCTGCAACCCCACCATGTCTGTAATGATTTCTGCAACCACCTTTGCATCTTCAAAAAAATATCCCGAAATTTTCCATAAATCTGCTGGTGTCGCTACCTCCTGTCCGAAATACTATCTCGTCAAGATTGCCGATAGCACCCTTGCCCTTTCCAATAAAACACTTAACTCCAAAACTTTATCTTCTGATTCTTTCATGATATTCCCTACTCCTTTCTGCCATAATTTCATAGTATTTAGCACTCACATACAGAAAGAAATTAGAATTTTCTTCTCTTACCACACGAATTTATCCAAAAAGAATTTTGCCATATTGTACCACACCACGATACAATATGACAAATTTTTCTAGATATACAGCGGTTTTCCGAATCGATTTTTATGATCGGTATTCGCCTTGGTGGTTATACGCACGATATCTCCATCTGATACTCCCTCCACATACAAAGGTTGTCCACTTGATCCATTTCCCATAGCATTGATTGCATTGCACACTTGAGTAAGCACAGGATTAAGAGCATTAAATACGCCATCTGACACGGATTGTACAATTTGATTGTTGTTGGCTACAGCAGTCTTATTTCCAATCGTACCTACAAGCTCCGGTCCTTTCTCTCGTGCTAAGAAGTACTGGCCCTGCTCCGGGAATCCACCCGTGGCAAATTTAGGCATTGCTATCGTTTTTAAGTTAAAACCAAAATCTTTACCTCCAATTTTAGGGACCCACTTAGGAATCGAAACCTTAATCTTATTGATCGCACCGATAATATACTTATTGATCCAATCAATGATCAATTTTATTCCACTTTTCACAGCATCCGTAATGAGACTGACTGAAATTTTCTTATCAGTCAAGCTATCCCAAGCTTTTTTGACTTTATTAAATGCTTTCGTACCTTCCTGCTTGAGAGTCTGGGTTACTTCTCTGTCCTTGATTTTATTCCAAATCCTAGACACCTTTTCGATTGCGCTCTTACCTTTCTCCTTCAAGGTCTTTGTTGCCTGTCCAGATTTGATAGCATCCCAAGACTTCTTCGCCTTATCAATGATATCCTTGCCTGTCTGCTCAAGTGTCTTAACAGCTTTGCTATCCTTAATGGCCGTCCAACGGGATTTAAGTGCTGCTAATGCCCCTGCTGCCTTTTCCTTGGCATCTGCTGTCAATGTAGATACTTTGTCCTTAATAGCGTTCCAAGCACCTTTTACCTTGTCCAACGCCCCATCTACTTTTTCCTGTACGGCAGCTTTAAGAGTCACATACTTATCACCCCACCAAGCCTTAACACCGTTCCACCAACCGGAAATACTCTTTTTCCAATCTCCAAAAGTTGTTTTAATCGCTAATGCCTTATTTCCCCACCAATCCTGCACATCTACCCACCAATCGGCAAACGCTGACCAGAAATCTGACCAATCATCATCGGTAAAATGAATAAAATCTGAAAACTTCCAATCAACCTGATATTGTTTCATATCTTCAGAAACAAGTTCATCGCCGATGGATTTTCCAATCTTTGCACCAATACCAACCGCCGCTACTGCTGCTACAAGCGTTGTTGCCACTGTTGCCGCTGTTGCCGCTGCGCCTGCGGTCGCTAGCCCAGAAAGACTTCCTGTCATAAGCGCTGGAACTTGTGCAAAGGCAGTTGTAATTCCAGTTCCAATTGCACTTGCGATTCCACTCACTGTAGCTGTTTCAGCTCCAACTGCAGTTGCAATTTTACCCATTATTTTCCCCGCCAATGGCTTGACATAATTCATTCCGAAGTCCTTCACTTTGCCTAATGCTTTTTCTATAGCACCTTTTATTTTGCCGCCTAATACTGTTAATGCTGTCTCATCTTTTTCTAAGGAAATACCAAGCACTTTCAATATTTTAGTTGCTGCCTTCTCCATTGATTTTGTGGTAAGCGTTGAAAGCTTAATAAAACCTAACGCAGTAACAATTGCTGTTTCGACTGGAGATTGTGCAAAAGCACCTTTTATCGCTTCCGCAAGTGCCCCTAATATTTTTATGGCAACATCCCCAAGATTCCACACAATTCCTTTAAAATCAATAGAACCAATTGCAGTTGCAATTGCTTGCCCCACACTATCCCACTTCACAGTACTCAGTGCCGTTGAGATGGATGTAAGGATTCCAGAAATCCCCCCAGAAATAGTCTGACCAAGCTCCTGCCAACCATTTAATCCAGTTTTTTTGTTGACTTTATTCATGACAGCAAACGCATCATTAATCCCCTGTCCCAAGGCAGTGCCAAGACTACTGAAATGAAATGTTTTTATAGCTCCGAAAGCCAGTTCAATAGCTGCTCTTATTTTGGTGGCCGTGCCCTTGAGATACGATTGAATAACACCGGTATCGATCCAAGCATTAAGTGTTGTGGCAATAGCTTTGCCAAGATTCAACCAATTTACTGTCGAAAAGAATGTTGTTTCTGCTTCAATTGCCGCTTTCATGGATTTTCCAATAGCACTACCAAGTCCTGCCCAATCAAGTTTAGCTACAAACCCATTGATAGCAGTTGCAAGCAATTTGGCAACCTTTTTCGCCCCTTTTGCAAACTGGTCCACATTGTCGTTGACCCATGAAATCCCCTTATTGAGCCAGCCAGCAATGGCAGAGCCAATGTCTGTACCATTCCCCGACTTCCAAGCTTTTTTAAATAACTTAGTCAACTTATTGGCAAATTTTTCTGCATCATTAGTCATATTTTTATAAGCCTTATCCCAAACAGTCTTGTAATCAGCTAAAGCATTAGACAATTGACTGGTAAGATCGATAGGCTTACTATTCTTATCATCATCCTTTTTTGTATTATCAGAATTAGTATTGATCACATTAAGCTCGTCAAATCCCATGAGCTGCTTGGACAGTTTCTTAACAGAATCTGATGTATCATCAACGGCATCCTTAGCATCGTCAGCAGAATCTTCCAGTCCATCAAAAGCATCTGAATAGCCACCCCCGGAAGAGCCAATCACTTTACTTAAATCGACTCCAAGCATGGATGCTGTCCACTCAAAAAGTCTGCGAATGGCAATAACCAGTCCATTGATATATGGCAGTATCTTTGCCACTGCAGGCAACACTATAGCACCTACTGTTCTCGATAACGATCTAAAGTTATTATTCAATAAGCGTAACTGATTTGATGGCGAATTAATGGTTTTTGCAAGATCTCCCCATGATACCTTGGATTGATCCAAAATAGCCAACATACGAAGCTGCATTTTTTCCGACTGTGACATAGCCGAAACATTCTTTTTGATTCCGTTTGCAAGGGCATACTGTTTTAATGTTGCATTTGATGTATCAATACCAAACTTATACAATGCCCTAGACTGCCCCAGTAATCCCGATGAAAAGTTATTCATAACTGTATCCATATCAAGATTTTTGAAGGAAGACATATCTCCGGCAAGCATAGATAAAGCTTCGGATGTTACCACAGATGCTTCTCCTGTCATTCCAACTGAATTTGTCACCTGCGCTACACTGCCAGCATAGTTGGTCATTTGTGTCGGATCCAGTCCAAGATTCTTTTTTCCAAGATCAGACAAACTTCCATCGTTTTCAATCTGAAACCCGGTCATTTTCCCCATTGTTTGCGTCAAACGATTTTTAAAGGATTCTCCGTATTCCTCTGCATTTTGGTAACCATATTTCTTGTATTCCTTGCCCCATTCAGAAGCAATCTTCCCCATTGTGGTATCAAAATAATTAAATTCTTCAATGTAATCCATGGATGATTCTACGGCACCACGCAAATATTCACCAATCCCTCGAAGAGAGCGGAATCCAACATACAGCTTAGCCAATTTGCTGATCAGATTTCCCGTAGAGCTAGTAGTCCCATGAAAGATTGGAATCAACGCTTTGAGACGACTTCCAAACGCAGACACAGCATTTCCACGCAATGAGGACATAAGATTTCTCAACTTACTACCAAAACTAGATGCAGAATTTCCTGCCTGTTGAGATTCTGTCCAAATAGAATGAAACCCCTGTTTCACTCTATCGAATGTACTAAGACTCTGTTCACCTCCAACAGATTCTTTCAAATCTGCCTTATACTTTTTCAAAGCACCATCGGTCTTTAAGATTTCCTTGTAAGTATTATCAAAAGCCTTGTCACCAAATCCAAAACCATCTGCTTTAAGTTGTTTGAGATCTACTTTTAATTTCTGGAGTTTTACATCTAAGCTGTCCGTTGATTTAATATCTGTCTCTAATCCATTTGCCCTCTCATTTAAGGCAGCTTTGTATACTTTGGCTTCTTTAACTACTTTCTGTAATGCAATATATGCCTCATCCCACTCATCAGTTCCTAAACTCTTCCCACTTTTTTCAATACTTGCAAGCTGAGCTTTCGCCTCTGCTATTTTTCCCGCAAAGCCTTGTACTGCACTTTCTGCACGATTCACCTGTTCTAGCGACTCTTTCAAAGACTCTGCCGAAGCATCTACCGAATATTTAGCACTTTTTGGCACACGTCCCGTATTTAGCATTGTTTTGGCCACAGCTTTTGTTTCGGAAAATCCGTTTCCAGCATCCGAGCGAATGATAGGAATGGATGCTAAATCCTGCACCTTGTGAGTTTTCATCTGTGAGATCTTCTGTTCCAATTCTGATAATTTATTCAAAGAAGCAGCTATATCATACTGTAAACTACGGAATGTTTTATTCTCTGGTGACGAATTTCCAACTGCTAACGCTTTCTGCTCTTTTTCACTTAATTGATCCAGTTTGTTGCGTAGTTTATCTGCCTCTTTCTCAATTTCTGACAAATTGTTAGATAATGCATTACCGGTACCTGCACTAGAAAATTCATTTGCCAAGGACTGGACAGATTTCTTTACATTCTGAATACCCTTACTATCAAATTTCAGTCCGGAGCCCAGTGCCTTTTGTGCCATTGATACAGATTCCTGCAAAGAGCCCGCTGACTTTTCCACAGATTGTGCTGTATTCTCCAACTTTCTAGCATCTGCTAACTTATCCAAGCCTTTTGCAAGTTTCGTAAAATCAGAAGTTTTCACGCCACTCAATGCCTGTGCTGCTTTGGTAAAATGGCTCATACCGCTCGCAAATGCGTTAAGTTCATTGGCATTAAGACCGCCCAATGTACGGCGTAACTCCATCATCTTCTTTACAAGCTTATCCAACTGTTCGTTGGCACTTCGAGCAGACGCATCTACCTTAATGTTCAAACTATCTATTGCTGCCATTCTGCACCTCCTACGGTAAAAGAAAAGAGAGCAACCCATATTGGGCTGCTCTCCACTTAATGCTCAAATAACTCTTTTTTACGCTTTGCTCTCCGCTGCTGTCCTTCCATGATTTGTAATTGCATGACCAAAGCTTCTCTAGCTTCTTTAATTTCTTGTTCAGTATAACCATCATGCTCTTGTCGTTCGGAGGATTCCTTGCTTTCTCCAACTTCAAAAAGCGGCTTCTCAGGGTATTTCCCTCCAAAGCAAGCATTGATGGCACGCATTGTGTACAGACCATTTCGCCACATTGCATCTTCCTTCTGCTGCAATCTCTCTTCGTATGCTTTACGAAATGCCGTCAGCTTGATAGGATTCAGGTGCCAAAACAAGTCATACGGACAGCCATACAGCAAAGCTTTTGGCAGAAATTCTTCCCAAATCAGCTCTGAAAATCGTTTTCTTTGCCCTCCGCTCTCGCTTCCATTGCTGCTTTCTGCGCTTTGGTTGGCTTCTTCCGCTGATGATCCATCGGTTTCTTCGGCTGTTTCTTCTGTTTGCTCTTGACCAGACTCTCCATGTTCTCCAGAATGTCTTCCATTCCGGTTCGCTTGAAAAAACCATCTTTCTCCATCTGCTCTGCAATAGAAGTACAAAGAGCATAGTAAGATGTTGCTCTTTCATCTTCAGGATTTTCCTTGCAAAACTGTTTATACAAACGTCTCGCATCTGCACGACTTGTAATTGTTCCGTCTCCATCTGGTCCCGTTCCGTGATTTTCCAGTAAACCAGCATAAAACATGTCCATTGCCATTCTTGGTAGATCTGAAAGACTCATCAGAAAATCTCTCACCTGCATCTCTTCCGAATGTTTACTGTCAATCTTTGCCGTCATCATGCCGCCAAAAATATCCATTGCTGCATCAATACACTCATGACACTCTGCTGCTTCAAATGTATATTCCAAAATATACTCTTTACCATTCACTGTAATGTTCATATCAAATCTCTCCTTTTCTTTCTCATGAAAGGGGACACTGATTTGTCCCCCCTCAAAAAAATATCATGTTGCTCTAGCAACTGCTTAGGCTGCCACTGGCTCAATAGATTCTCCAAGTCCATCGTACTCATTGATGACATTGGAAATCTGGATATCCAATTTACTACCAGGTTCTAAATCCGGCATAGGAATCTCTCCCGGTTCAAACTTAAGAAAATAAGAACCAAAGCCGGGGATATAAATGTCTGCCCATGTAGCTTTTCCTGCCGCCTTACCTTCCAAAGATGCATCTAATAATGCATCCCAAGCCGTAACAAAATCTCTTGACCCGTTGAAGTTAAGATTCCAGTCTCCACCAGTATCACCAACACCAGCAATGTACTGTTTGATCTTATCCTCAAAACAGGATACATCGATCTTATCTTTAGTGACATTGATCCCGGCAATCTTGCTGCATCGCTTGATCCAAGTAAATGCCTTTGGCTTGGTTCCAGCTGTCTCCTCAACAGCCCATCCAAATTTTACGCCAATCGTAGATAAATCCATCTTCTTTTCCTCCTTTTTTTGGAAAACAAAAAGAACCTCGAAATCTCGAAGTCCTTTCATTTACTGTTTCTATCATAAAAATGCCAAAGCATTCTTATTTCATATTCTTTTTTACAACTCATCACCGTCCCCTACAATCCTTCGGAATCTCGCAATAATCCGGAAATACTCCCGATTATCCGGGTACGGACCCGCAATCAGATCATACCCCATGCTAAGCATCACATTTCCTGCCGCATCCATGATCTTTCTCGCTTCTGTCTGCGATCCATTTGGCGATGCTGCCGAATACGCATGTAACTCAATCGTGGATGTGATGTAGCACTGCGTATTCTGGAAGTCTCTGCCTGCTGTGGGTTCTCCAAGCGATTTGATATACAAACACGGAAACTGTGTCGGTGCACTGGATGAATCCGTAGAAGTCAGATACAACTTCGGATACGGTGCATCCGGATCTGTTTTCAGCCTCTGCATCATACGCTTATTAACCTTGTTCCATACGCTAAGCACCGGCAAACACCTCCCTCGCTATCTCCTCTATTCTTTCCCGCAGATCCATACCGGTCTGGTACAAAAAAGGACGGCTTGGCATTCCCTTTGTCCAATGCCATTCGCCATCCTTAAAATAATACCAACCCATATCGCCATGCTGATTCACATCATATTTCCACCCCACAATGGAAGTATCCGGATGTGGGGATTCCTGACCTACGATGCCGGTACCAAACTCCACATATGCTGCCCACGGGCAATCCGTGATCACAAGCCAGCTTGCACCATCCGGAACAGAGCCACTATACTCTGCACGAATGCTTGAAAACAGCTCACCACTGTAAATTGCGTCAAAGTCCGCAATGTTCACTCTGGCAATCTCCACACCAATCTCCGCCACACGCTGGGCAAGAATACGGCATTTATTTGTAAGCTGTTCCTGATATGCCTGCATTTCTTTAATGGCAGCGTCAATAGAGGAGAGGCTGTCGTAGGTGAAATTTATTTGTTTTGACATAATCCTACCTACTTTAACAATATTATTTCTTTACAACTTATTCTTTTTCCTGCCTGTAATTTTTTCATATTGTTCATCACTGCCATCATATTTTTTCTTTTGCATTGCCATAGATAACTGTGCTGTTGCAAAATTATCGTCCAAAAAATAATATATATCATTCATGCATTCTGCAATTTGTATTTTCTCGCCTAAAAGAATTTCAAAATCATTTTTCATTAAATCAAATACTTTCTCATATACCTCAATTCTGTGAGCAGTATGGTCATGAAAACTTGCCATCATTATTGTTTCTGCAACACGATATTTGTTTATCTTTATAGGATTAAATTGATGAACAATATATTTTTTAAACTCAGGGGAAATACTTTTGTCAAACACTTCCTTAGATGCCACAAAATCACTTTGAGCCAAATGAAATGTCCAATTTCTTACATCTCTTAACTCTTTTAAATCTTCATCAACATCCCTAGGTATATCTGATAACTTGTATTTAGTTTTATTCATTAGTTTTCTAAACATAATATAAGAAAACCCTGTGCTTGCTTCATCCACAAAACCTTTTAGTAAGCAATGTGATACATTTTGTATTTTGTCTTTCCATTCTTCACAAATATCAAAATCAATATATTGCTTATTTTGTTTAATTATTTCTTCTAAATACAAGCCTAACTGGCCATTATATCGAATATATTTTTCCAACAGAGGATAGATATACTCAATCAAGCCGTATAAAGCATACAAATAATCATCTTTATTGTTGAAATTCATATTTTTATAATTCTTTTTCCCCATAACATCACACTCCTTTCATCGCTATTATACGATAAAAGGAGCTACATTGGAACATTATTCTACAACAACCCAATCCTCAGCAAGCATATCAGCCTGTGATGCAAGCCATCCCATCTGCACGCCAGATGTCCCAACAAAGGCAATAGCCTTATTTCCGATTGCTTCATGCTCACAATTTACAATCTCGTCATCTGCGGACTTATAAGAAATGCTTGTTGCTAACTGAATGTACTGTTCTTTCCCATTCCATCCCTCACGAGCAACCTTACACCCTTTCTTCAAAAGCTCCAAAGCGATACCAAATGTCATGCCCATGCAATCTCTGTATGCTTCCTCAAACTGCTTTTTCGGTGACCAACTCTCATATCCATCGGAATACATTACCAAATACCCCTCATCCGCCGGATTTTCATCCTTTGGAATATTCCAGCCACGGTATTTATTGTAATCTCCTCTGTTCATGGGTCTTGCTTTGATCATCTTTGTACCAATATACTGTTTCACTATAAATCTCTCCTTTACCAATCCTCTAAATCACCACTCGAATCCTGCTCCGGCTCTTCTGTAGTGTTATCTGTCTCCTGTTCCATATCTTCCACAACACTCTGTGCAATCAGCTTCACGGCAATACGCAGACTTTGCATTCCATCCAACGGATGTGCCGCCACCTTATAATTTGCACTGGACGGATCAACAGAACCATCATCAAGATATAACGGCTCCTTTCCAATCCATAAAAGCGTTGTTTCCGTGATCGGCAACCCCATATCTGTGCTACAGATAATGCGATCATAATCCACCGATGTTCCAAATGGATTCTCCTGTGCATTGCTCTGTCCCGTACTAAGGCTTGCCCGGAATGCCACTGGCTTCTTGTATCCGGCTTTACACTCCAGCACGTCATCGCCTACCGGCATCTGCTTATCATACAGCGCATAATACATTTTGCGCTTATTTCTCTTTAACTGCTTTCGCATAAACATCTCTCCCCATAATTGGTATCGCTCCCAGCCTCCACATAGATACCGCCCTGCTTGACATAAGGAGAGATTCTAAGGAATCGCCAAGCGTACCACTTGATTCTCTAATAGACCTGCGCAATCGGTACTACTCCTGCAAAAACGCTGTCTCTGCTTTCCCAGCTAACAGAAATTCCATTGTCCGAATTGGATTTCTGGAACTCGCCACCAACCATGCCATAATCGTACATGGCAAGATTTTTGATATTGGAAAAGTAATTCTGCAGATCGTTGACCACATATTCCTCCGTGTAGCGTCCTGCATAATTGCGTTTCTGCTTTACCTCCCGCACAGCCCCCTTGATCTTTGACTGCAAGAGAAGAATATCCTGCTCAGATTCTACTTCCAATTCAATTTTCAATTCCGACAGAATCTCATTGATCAGCGTTTCTTCTGTCAGGACATCCTTCTCTTCATTAGTCATAATCTACTCCTTTTCCTCTGTAGCAGCCTTTGGCTTTCTGCCTGATTTCTTATCCTCTGCCACATTCTCTACAACCACATTTTCCTCTTTCAGCTGTTTCCATCCGCTGTTGATAAATGCCTCTAACTGCACCTTACTTTCAACCTCATTGGTCATTCCATCTTTTTCAACTTTGTACATATTTCCGCCTCCTACTCTGCGCTCTTATGAACACCAATTGCACATGCCTTCTCTTTTAATACAAAAGCATCATATCTGACACGACCTTCTACAAGCCAACCAGAGATACCAGGTGCATCTGTATGGATCTTGTACTCTTGCAATTTAACTGGCGATGGCATAACGATCGCATTCGTAATGATAAAATCAACATTTTTAGGGAATCTATTCGTAGGAGCCTTAATAGCAGGTACCCCATCAATATCACCTACAATGCCGGTAATTGCAATTTGTGTGGCCATATCACCTTTTTTGGTGAACGACTCATCCAGCTTGATCTTATTGTAGTATGCAGGTGTGCACAATACCACTCGTCCAAACTGTGGAGCTTCATTATCATCCAAAATGCCCTGCACTGCCAAAAACTCTTCATAAGCGTTTTCCTTAGTAGTCGCAAGCGTTTTTACATTTGCTACCGGTGCACCAGCAACCAATGTTGAAATACGATATGTATCTACTTCCGGAATGACAACCTCATCAATCTGACGGCGTAAAGCCTTTCCAGCTTCCATCACCATCATTGTGTCATCATAATTCTTGCGATCGATCGTAAAAGTAAAAGAACGATCCTGTTTAAGAGTCATTTCCTGAGTCTCGTTGCCAAGTTCCTCTGGCGTACCATAACGATTGGTACCAGACAATGAATAATCATTCATAGCTGATGTTGGAATGGAATACACATTAACCGTGGATACTCCGATCCAGTCAAACTCACCGTTTACAATTCCATTAGTCAAGGAGCCTGTAGAAAATCTCTCATCTACATTCTGTGAATATTTGCTTGCATAATTTACTGCCATAATCATACCTCACTTTTCAAATCTTTGTTTACATGTTGAAACCTTTCAAAAAAGCATCTTCATCATCATCTGAGTTTCCAGCTGGTGGATTCGGCATAGACTTCATCCAATCAGCTTTCATTGTTTTTTCCTTTTCCTCGATAAAAGTCTGCTGAATGCTGAAAAGCTCATCAGTGTCGTTATCACACTGTGCTGTCGCTGCCTTTGCAGCCAGATCCGCAGGATATCCAAGTGTAAGGAAATTCTTCTCAAACTTTGTAATTGTATTTTCACGAAGCAGCTTCTGAAACTGTTCCTCCCTCTCGGCTTCTTTCTCTGCCTTTTCCTGCAAAGCAATCTCCTCCGCAGTCTGCTTCTCACGCAACTGCTTTTTGTAGCTTGCCGCTTCGCTGGTTGCCTTATCATTTGCCTTTTTCAGTTTTGCATTCTGCACCTTAAGCTGTGCCACCTGTTCTGCAAGACTGACATCGTCATCGCCAGCATCCGGATCATCTTTGTTTGATCCTTCGCCAGACTTTCCGCCTGTCGCAGATGTATCTCCGGCATCACCGTCACCGCCTGCAGGAGGCTCTGCAAATAACTGTAAATTCATCGGGATAAACTCTTTCTTTCTCATATCACTACCTCATTTCTGCGTTTTCAGATCTTCTCTGATCATCATTGCGTTTTAAAATCTTCTCTGATTTCTGATTGTCCGCGAAATTTGTATTGCGCTTTCTCTAGCGCACAACAAAAAGACGCTTATCTCAGTTGTGAGGTAAACGCCTTTCATTGATCATATTAAATTTTCGGATTTCTCCTTATACAAAATATAACACATTGGAAATGTGAATTGTGTGAAAGTCTGTTTTTGCCATACATATATTTGACATCTGCTCCATATAATGATAGTATATCTAAAAGATATCTTTGAGGAGTAGATACCTTGCCCCCATATTTGGGCGAGGCCATCTACTCCTCTTTTTTACTTCTTTTATAAATATTGAGAATATTTCCATCTTTAGATAAAATTATCTTATCTATAAATTTTGTATGACTTGAACGATACACGTCCGTAATCTGTCCACGTATTTCTTCCACTGTCAATGGACATTTTGTAATATCAATAACAAAATTGTTAGCCTGTCTTTTCTTCTTTGAAACCATATTATATATAACTGCTTTTCCCTGTCCTATAGGCTCCTTTATATCATACGGCTCATTATTTATAAAAATATCTGGCGTTGATACTTTTTGCGGATACAACACTCTTGGAATCATTTTTACATCTGCACCAAGTAAATCCGCCAAACTCTGTGCAATTCTCCTTTCACTTTCTGAATAATCTAAAACAACATTTTTCCCATCTACCGAATATGTATTGCCTTCTTTTTCATATTCCTCCTCATCGCTCACTGTTCCCACCAGTTTTTTACCAAGCTCCAAATATTCCTCTGTAACATCCACAAAAAGTGTCTGTTCACCTTTGCCTTGATCTTTATCATTTTTTACGTCATCTTTTAATATCCGCTTGTCATCCTGCAAATACTCCACCGAGCACCGGCAGTTCACAATCTCTTCCAAACCCGCTCCCAAAGAATCGTCCTTCGGATACATCATCACATATTTTCCAACACGAAACGGGCGGCTGATATCGACAACCTGTCCATCTACATCCGCATGATCTGCCCTGACTCTCTCATCCCGGTAGGACTTCCACCTCTTCTTAGTACAGCCATTTTTCACAGCAGTAATGTATTCATCCCCATTCAAAATTGCATTAGCTTCATTCTCCGCTACATTGGTGGCTCGATCCACAGAAACCACATAGGGATCCTGTGGTTTATTCGCTTTGCTGGTAGTCAATGATCCACCTTTTAAGGTTGTGTCTACAATACTGTCACACACCTTCCGGATATATCGCTGCATTTTCTGATCCGGCTCTGCCACCTTTTGCACCGATGATAAGTATCTCTTTTGAAATGCTTCTGAAAGATACTGTTTATCCTGGTTTCGTTTTGACAAGGCAAATAAAAAAAGCACATCCGCCAGCAGCAAATTTGCTAAACGGACACGCTTTTCTTTCTCTTCCTCACTGATCTGCATATTTTCAAAATAATCATGAATCGGTATTTTCTTCCGGGTAGCTTTGTGTCGATCGTCCTTGGTTGTTTCGGTCGTTGAAAGAGTATTTAACTCATCAAAATTTGTTAATCCCATCGTTCATCCCTCCACTCTACGCATTGGCAAATGGAGTTGCCTGCGGCTGATCTGACATATCCGGCATATTCTTTCCATCCATTGTTGTCTGTTCGTCCGAATCATTAACCTTACCTTCCGATGCTGTATCCACAGGCTCTGATCCTTTCAATTTACTTTCCAAAAGCTTATTGACCATTTCCTCGCTGTCCAGCACAAACTGCTGTGCATCGGTCGTAAAGCCTGCCAGCTCTGTTGCCTTGAGCAGATCAGCGCCGTTCTGAATCAAAGTTGCCCAGGAATTGACTTTCGTTGCCAGATCGTAGGTCCTGTTTCTATCAAACTTCGGTTCAATATCTGCGAGTTTCAAATTTCGCACCTCTTCCGGCACATCCACATCATTGTTGAAAATCTCCAACATAATGCGAATACATTCTTTCTCTGACTTCTTAGTCAACTGTGACTTTTTCAATGCAGAAAGCTCCGCTGCCTGCCATCCGTTTGATAGATTCATTGCCGATCCGGTAGAACCACCGCCCTGCTCCTGCCGTCCCGGCACATTCGTTTTCTCGTGGATGCGATCAATAAAATTCTGTATCAGTGTTTGGATCCCGTCCTGTGACATTTCTTTCGACAAATATGCCATTTTCGGATCATGTCCATTGCCGGTAGACTTTGTTTCGATTAATGCTCCGTTTCTTACGGTGGAATTACCATTCTCATCCTTTGGCAATTCCGCGTTATGCACCCACAGCAATGACTGCACACACTGGACAATATCATTCACTCTGTCCGATGTTACGACATTTAAGGCGTCAATCTCCGAAATTACACGCTCAAAACATCCCATTCGGTCATAATCGTTGATATACTCAACAATAGGGATTGCCGCCGGTATATTCTTTCTCCCATTTCCATTGGACACAAACCACCTTTCTCGCTTTTTTTCTTTATTCATCTTAATAATATTTTCGACCTCATAATAGGTATCCTTTGTATAACAACCATAAGTCGAATTTCCACTCTGATCGGTGATGTATGACACGCCCATAATTGGTCTGCGATACACATCATTGGAATACACGATAAAAGTACTCATTGGATTTAACGTCAGAATATCCACAACTGAACTTCCAAACCGATACTGATCCGGCTTTGCCTTAATCAGCCGATATCCAACTCCACAGATTTCAATAAACCTCGCCAGCTCCTGATCTGCAGATGGCTTGTTTTCTTCCTCCATCATCTCATTGAGCATTGCAATACCGACATTGTCCGCATCTTTGTTATTTTCCCGGATTCCCTTGTTGGCTCGCTGTACATATCGGATTGGCGATCCCCATTCGTACCCCAACTTAAACTCTGTAATCTCCGCAGCCATATTGTCCTTGACCTTGATGTTAATCTCCGGACGAATCATTTTGATTCGATTATCAATCGGTTGGATACCACGCTCATAATCCAGCAGGAACTTAATTGCTGTACGGTTTTGCTCATGTACAATCAAGGCATCCTGAAGCACTTTTATAACATTATCCTTCGTGATCTGCGTTATATCTGTAAATATCTGTTTTCTTCCAAACTGCACGACAATCCACCTCTTTCTGCATTGCATTATGTAAATGCATAGAAAAAGAGCCGCGGCGGTTTGTAGACCGTCTGGCTCTTTGATACTGTTTCATACTATCAAATTAGCATTATTTGAGTGTGAATTGTGTGAAAGTTACTTTCTATGCTCCAAACTGCATAAATCTGTCCTTGAACAATTCTCTTTCAATAGCCTTTTCGATATCGTCTTTATAAACAATCTGTATTACACCACCCACATTTATTTGCATTGTTTCTCTTGCTAGTGGCTGACTTGCATTTACTCCTGAAGATTGCCCGCATGGTTCTAAATAAGCCAATGCTTCCATTTTCTTATGATTACATTCATTTTTCTTTGGACATTTACGACATTTATCTGACAATTTAGATACCCCCATAATCTCATACCTCGCATTCTAAGCTACATACCTATCCACCACTTTCGACACCGTACTCCGATCCATATACAGCTTGTCAGCCACTTCCTGTTGTGTCATACCGTCCCGGTAAAGATACTCGAAGATCAAGCGATCCCTGCTGTCAAAAATAGTCGTCAGGAAGATATCAACCTCTAACTGCAACTTCTCCAGCTCGATTCGCTCATTATGCAGTTTCACGATCAACTCATACTGTTTATCTTTCCAATATTTCCTGTCCTTTACCTCACTGCCACACACCGTCACCATGGTTCTCTGATATGGAAACTGCTTATTGGAAGACTGCACCTTTCCAAGATATGCCTCCGGTGGATTATCTTTATAATGCTGCAGCTTCTCTTCGTCCTTACGGATCACTTCCGATAAAAATCTATACTGCTTCAAAATATCCTTCGTCATCTGAACCCCTCCTAAAATGTTCTCTGTGATACATTCGCTTTACAAATGGTAGCCCCATTTGCAAGCATTACTAACTGTGTAATTCCATCTGCTGCATCATCATGATCGTTCTTCCCAATCTGCACAAACATATTTAACTCATCCATCGCATCATGGTATTCTTTGTCCCTCTTATTGGCCGCAAGGAATTTACATCTTCTCTTTATGTCCGGTGCATACTGAATGATCTTTGCCAGCTTGCTCATGGTATTTGGTGCCTTGCTGGAAGATATGCTGCATTTGTATCCCTCCTTTTGGAGCATGTCGTCAATCTTGTCCGCATACTCATCACCACCGTTATTTCCCTCAAAATGTTCCATCTGCGGTTTATGATACAATGTTTTTCCAACCACAATCGGCTGTGTTACCGTCTTATCTCCACGGTTAAAAATCCAATCAGGAACATAGATATATCCGTCATCATATTCGTACCCAAACGGCATCGACAGACTATCACCACCGCCCCAGGCTACATCACAGGCTGCCAATACACGGATCAGGCTGCTCTCCGGCGGCAACACGCCATTGTAGGTCTGCAATTCATCCTCTGGGAAAAGCAGTCCCTCACGCACAAATGGTCGCTGCTGGTATTTCGCCTCCCATTCGTTCTTATCCAAACGACTCTTCACATTCAGGAAATATTCCGTTGAAAATCCCTTGCCATAGTCGTAAACAAAATTGGACTCCCCATTCTCATTCAGTGCTGGAATCTTTCTGAAACGGTATCGTGGGTTATCCTTGTACTGTTTCTCTACTTTGCCAAGCGGATCCAGAATATTCCATCTAGTACCTACCATCAATTCTCTTGTACCGTCATTCTTACGATCAACAAGCAAGTTAAGATAATCCTGGTATCTGCCCTCTAATCGTGACGGAGACAAACTCTCCTGCCTGTCACGAACCATATCATCGACATACAGATAACCGTCCCATGATATATCAACCGCCCCCGTCCATGTACCCTCAATACCACGACAGGTTAATGTGGCAAAACGATCCGGATCGTTCAAATTCACCTCTCTATTTTCCGCTGACTTTTTTTGCAAGAATGTCTGTGGGAATATATCCAGAAAATGATACTGTCTTTTTTCTTCCGGTACATCCAATTCCATAAGGTTAAGTGCTTCACCATAAAATCCACCTGCCAAGATACCACTGTGTCCTGACATCGCATTATGGCTATTGGGACGCTTTCCCATAATCCACGCCATGAAGAAAATGCATATTGTAGACTTGCCAACACGAGGGGGCATGGATAACCCATAAAAATCCAACTTGCCATCTTCCAAGTCCTGCAAATCATCAACTACCACTTTCAGTGTTCGTCGGCGTGGCATATAAAATCTCTTGTCCGGTGCCCGATCCTTTTCCATGTAATACAGAAAATCTTCAAAGAAATACGGTGCCAGCATCAGAGTAGCTTTCCAATACAGGGTTGCGAACTCAATGCTATTCTTCTTTCGACTCTCCTTTGCCGCAATCTGCTGTACTTCCTTTGCCTGCTGCAATGCAAAATTCAGATCATCTTTCTTTTCCTCGATTGCCATATCAAGCAATGCGCTAGCAAATTTTATATTAGTTAGGTTTTTTCGATGCAGTCC